GATTACTAGATCAGGTGCTTTGCTAACTGGGATTATATGATCGACAGTTGTTGCTGGTTGCTGGCAGTAGAAGCAAGACCATTGATCTCTAGCTAGTACTCGTAATCTAAACGCCTTGTAATCTCTGCTTAATCGAGGATCACCGCGCTTTGCCATTACTGCCAACCTCTAGTCTTAAGATGATGTAGTGCATTGCAATAGTTAGGCTCATCATACTGAGTAACTCCATAACGCTTTGCTACATAATACCAATAAGCCCAGAACTGAACATCATAAGGCTTGCCTTTAATATGCTCAGACTTTATTTGGTAGTAACCGTATACCTGGTTCTTGCCGGTCTTATTACCAATAGCATTTATATCCCATCGACTCTCTCGATGGATAATCTCGTTATGGCATTTATATTGAGCATCTGTTAACTGATATGCAGCTAATACTCTAATAGATTTATTAGCATCTAATTGAGCCTCTGCTGGCTGGGCGAAGCCTAGACATAGGACTCCCACTAACACTTTAGCAACCTTCCGCGCTACGCCTTTCAGGCGCGGCTTGAGCCCTTGATGGGCTCTTGCTAAGAGTGTACTCGCCATGTCAAGCATGTGTATAAAGTGGGCGTGGCGTAAGCGTGTTCGATAGTAATCTGTACAGGTTATCCACAGTTGTGCATAACTATTTATCCGTAGAGTAAAACCCATTCCCCTTAAACGAAATACCAAAAGAGCTATAAATCTTGCGCATTGGTTCATGACAGAACCCGCATTCGACATCGTGTGGTTCATTTATTTTTAACTCCTTTTCGTAGCGAAGGTTGGCTTCGCATCGATCATTAGTACACTCAAACTCATAGATCGGCATTACTGATCCTCGCACCAATTACAGGGATCATTGATAGTCCATTCTCCACAATTCTGGCAGCGTTTAATATCGCCTTCTACTATTACATCTTTGCGTTTTTCATAACCGGCGGCTATCAGTAACTCCACCAGATCGCTAAGGCGTAACATCGCTACATAATGCTGTGGCGACTCACCTTGACCATTAAGCCGAAAGCAAGCAAACCCCAATAGCCCACTCTTGGCTGTCCTAGCTTCAATCTGGCGGAGTGTCCCTGAGACATCGAGTCCTGTGCGCGCCTTAACCTCGCAGTCGAACGGGACATTGAGAATGTCGCGCCCAGAACCTCGACCTACCGTAGCGCCATCCCACCAGCGCTTCAGATATTCTGCGACTACCCGCTCTGTGCGGAAGCCTCTATATTTGCGGCTTTGAGTCATTAACCGCGTGGCATTTCTTGCAAGACCAAGTTAATGCTTGACCCTCGACCCAGAATGCTAATTCCTCTTTGGCTACTGGCTCGTTGCATAAGTTACACAGTATCCTAATCTGCATCGCATCAAGGATCGCCTCGCGCTGTCTTTTCCTAGCATATATTTCATCATCTGTAGGAAATGACTCCCATTCACCGTCTTGGTTCATAAACTGTAAACCGCTCATGCTCTGACCTCCTGTGGTTTCCAAGTGCCATCCTTTGTGATGTTATACCAAATCACATCTCGACAAACATAACAGTCAAACTTGCCCCAAGCCTTGCCTTTGGCACTAACTCCAGTTTTCCAATCCATTGGCTTGTGGTCGTGGCAATTGCGACATCGAGGAATGTCTTTATCAATAGTTGTGCCACCTAATACATCCTGAACTAATGCAACCGCTTCTGCTGCACTAGCTGCTGGAGCAACTGCCTTTACAGTCCAGGCATCAGCCTCAACCGGCATCATTATCTTTTCTGTTAACTTCTCTGCAAAGCCTCTAGGCTCTGTTGCTTTGACCTTTGCCATTTCTTCGCGGCTAGGGCGTTTGCCTTTCGAAGCATAACCTGCATTAGCCAATGCACGACCGATCGCACTTGTCTCGCAGTTCTCAAGCGCCGAAGTAGAATTAACTCCTCGCGTTGATACAGTTTCCTCTGCGTACCCAGTTGTCCAAGGGTTTGCATCCACTTCAGTTCGATATATAGCAGCTTGTACAATAAAGCGTTGAAGGGTGTGCTCAATAATCGTAGTAGATATTCGGCCATCAGGATGTTCCTTCCAAAACTTAACTAGGCGTTCCTCGACTGTTTCATAATCCTCTAAGTTAAACATAAAGTTCACTCTCCTCTGTCGCTAGTTGACCAGCGATGGCAAGATAAGACGCGGAGTCGATCCAACTGTCGATGCGCTGTGCATCTTCAAGGGTTCTTCCGATCTTAACAAGCGCGAGTATGACTGCAACCTGGTAATCCTCAACCGGCATCTCAAGATAGGCGCTGATAAGTCTTGCTGCTCTAGCCATGTTGTCGCTTGGATGACCATAATGTAATCCGCGTTCCTGATAAAGGTCTGTTGCACTCTGTAGGATTTCTGCATGCTTCATACTCTGACCTGATCTAGCTGCTCATAGTGCTTGCGTACTGCTTTGCGCCCTACTATGTAACCGTCTCTATGACCGATTTTGTACCCCATAAAGAACATCAAAAACCAAGATGCCAGGATGATTATTTGTAATGTACTCATTTACTGCCCTTCCGCTGCGCCCTTCGCAGCTTCTTGGCATAAGTGTTGCATAAATATCAGACAGATTTACGGTGTCTTGTATAACGAAACGGTAACAATTCTTGGTCATCAATAAAATCATCAACTGTAGGATTTATCTCGGGAAAATCATCTAGCCCTTCCATAGCGCCTTCCGTGGACTACAAAAGTGCCATCCTTCTCAAGGTTAATTAGGGTTACTTGCGTGTCCTCGATAAGCACAAATGCTTGCTGCCAGTTCATTGTGCCCCTTGTATAGCCAGCCAGCCGTACATCCATAAGATGTCCAGCCTCTACGCCTCGCAGGATACGCCCTATTTTGCCCCCAGATGCCTCTGTAAAGGCTGACTGACCTGCTCTGTGTGTGTGTCCACAGATGACGCTTAAACCGTGTCTGCGGGCTGCTCCAAGGGCTGTAAGACCCGCATTAGGGTTAATGCCCTGCTCATCCCCATGGACTGCTACCCAGCCCTTCATAAAGGCATAAGGCTTCTTATGGTAAGTAATACCTAGTTCATCAAGTTTTAAGAATTTTTCAAAGCGCAGCTCTGGCAGCGCTAGGAATGCCGGTATTTTCTTCATAATCACATTGTAAAGTCTGTCTGTGTGATTGCTTCTAATCATGTGCGCTTCTTTAGAATGCTCTACCAAAGACCATAAAACTTCTACTGCTTGGTCTCGATCGTCTCCGAGTGTTTGCTCGAACCAGCCTGGCATTCCTTCTGTCCATCGGCTGATCTGTGGAAGATCGATTTCATCTCCCAAAGTAATGACGCTATCGGGGCGGTACGCCTTAATAAAAGCTGCAACATTTCTTACTGCTATTTCATCGTGATAGGGGACTTGTAAGTCTGGAACTATTACGGTGCGCTTCATTGTTAATCCTCATCGTCATCGTCATAGGGGATGCGGTCGGGAAGGTTTGGCAGCCAGTTAGGAGTTGGCAGGATAGTTGCTGGGTAAGTCAAAGGCTCAAGCAATATCGCCATAGCAATATCGTCAGCAAAGCCAGCCTTCTTTAGGCTTTTCCAGTACTCGTTTAACCCAATGCAATAAGTCTCTAGCATTGAGTAGTCCTCAAGGTCTATAACTCTTTTGCGCGTCATAGGATTAGTTTGACTTATCGCAGAGGATTTCGTAGATTTTATCGACGCGTGTCTCTAAACGATTTACTGCATCCTTCATCGATGTACCGCTATTCGGCTTCAGCTCCGCTAAATAGTGTTTGACCATGAATTGCAGCATCGCAGTAACACCACCCAGAACCGTGGCGATCGCTACTGCAAGAGCAGCATAATCCTGAGCCGTCATTTTTTAGGGGTGGCATACCCAAAGATACCGGCAACGATTGAGCCAAGGATGGCGCGATAGTCCAGGGCGAAGTTAGAGGTTGTGCCCCATACGCATAAGAATGCGCCGACTGAGATAACTGCTGGATGCTTCATATTCATTTAGTTGCTCCTAGTAATGGGATATTAAAGAACGAGCCGTCTTCATCGCCTTTGCGAGTGAAAGATATGTGTGCATGATGAGCATGCTTATTGATTCCCTTATACGGAATCCAACGCCATAAGGATTTAGCGCTACAGATTTTTGAGTCAAAGATAAGATATGAGATTCTACGATCAGACTTTGCCAAGATACGAAGTTGATCTGCCACATCGGGCATGAGGTCGGGCTTAGCTTTGCCGGATAGATCGCGGTCAACATCAATGGCACGAACCCAGCCTTGCTCATCTGGATTATGGTCAGACTTACGAGCTGCGTGGCGACTATCACCGATCCAGCCATCCGAGGTGCGATCACGATCGCTGAAACAGTCATCAAATTGCTCCCGTAGTTGCGCTGCTGCTTTAGATAATTTAGGCTTCATCTAATAACTTTTTCGCCTGAAGTTCACAGCCTTGGCAATTCCATCGATATTTATCGTTTAGAAATAGTTCTTTATGACCGCATTCTGGTCTAGGTGCGATAAAAGCATCTGCATCTGCATTGTAAGTAAAGCCGATACCTGCGTAGTTGTAACGAATGTTGCCATTGTAAGAGGTGCGTTTCGCGCCATAATAAGTCTCAGTATCTAAACCGTTTATGAGTTCTGTTTCATCTTTGCCAACAATGACAGCAGTAACAATGTTATGTTCATCTAAATATGCGTAGTGTGCCATTATGAAACCGTCATCGTATCTGATACGCCTGCTGCTGTTATTCTGTAATAACGATAGGTCGCATCTGTTGTAGAAGTTTGGGTTACACCGCCTGAAAATGTGGCAGAGTTAGCAAGAAGCATGCGAACTGCAACAAACCCAGAACCGCCGTTGCCGCCGTTAGAGGCTAGTACTCCAGCGTTGCCGCCGCCGCCACCGCCAGCGCCGCGATTAGCCGTTCCCGCGACTCCGTTAGGCGATGAGTTATTACCACCAGCGCCACCGCCGCCAGCGCCGCCTGCACCATTGTTTGCGCCATTATAGACACCGCCGCCGCCACCGCCAGCGTAAGTTACTGATGATCCAGAATAAGAACTAGATGAACCTGCACCGCCAGCGCCAGCCGTTGCTGCTATTCCAGCAACTCCAACTGCACTAGCACCACCGCCCCCGCCGCCAGTAAAGTTTGTGTTTGCCGGACCACCATTACCGCCTGCAAAACCTTGCGCTGGAGATGCTGTTGCAGAACCGCCAGTATAGTTGGCAGAACCACCGCCGCCCGAACCACCAGTTACGCCGTTGGCTTCACCACCACCGTAACCACCGCCTGTTGAGGTAATAGATGAGAATACTGAATTGCTACCATTACTCGCTACCGCTAAAGCAATGCCACCATTACCACCAGCGCCGACTGTTACCGTTAGAGGACTGTTTAAAGATACTGAAAATGCTGTGCTAGTGAGGAAACCGCCAGCGCCGCCACCGCCACCAGCGCGGCCGCCTGCTGTGCCACCACCGCCAGCGCCGCCTGCAATAACTAAATAATCCACATTTGCAACGGTTGGAGTTGCTGGATTATTAATTGCAGTTAAAAGATTAAGCATTACGCAATAGCCCCTACGACATACCAAGCATCTGTGCCAGTCTTGATACAGGCTGCTGATTTGTACTGAGCCAGCGTAGGACTAGCTGCGGTTGCACCGGCTGAAAGTACTGTTGTAGTACCAGGGGTTACAGCAGAGATTGTGCAAAGGCCAGCGCCGATATTGAGAACTGTGATTACTGTGCCTATCGGATGAGCCACATTTGCGTTAGTAGGCAACTTAATAGCGTTGGCTGAAGCGTTGCTTTGGGTAATTAAAGTCTGATACGAGTCGGCTATGACGGTTGTGTAGGTTGTGCCTGTCTGGGCGTTGAGCGTGAACGCCACTAGCCCGTTGTACATAGCCGCGCTAAGGACATCGCCCGTAATTGCTGGAAAACCTGTTGCCATTTATATCTCCTAGTACGCCATGATAGATGTGCCGATTATACCTGATACAGCCGAGCCTATGATGAAGCCCTCGATTATTGGTTCTAGTGTTGTAACAGTTACCTTCATGGAATTAGGCGTTATATTCCAGTCAAGCCCCTGCGCTTGTAGTGTCTTAACGATAGTTGAGCCATCTGGCTGAACATTTGTAATCTTTAGGTTTGAAAAGTAATCCAGAGCCAGCATAGTTGCAGTTGGTACATCTGGATCAAGAAGATCGACAGTCATAGCATCGATGCGGATCGTAGTCTCGGCTCTAGTTGCTACATAAATCCTGGCTATATTTAGGGCATCTGCATCTGTCTGAGCAACCAGCTTAGATTCGTTTAGTTGATGCGAAAAGAACTTAGCGATAGAAGCTGCATTCTCTGCCACCTGCTGTGTGCCGCCAACAATAGTCATTCCTGCGCTGTTAATGATTAACTTATCGTCAAAGGCAAACACCAGGTTTGTGTAAGGAATGCCAGTAGTCTGATCAAACTCAATAGGAGTCTCGCCATACTTTTTGATTACATTAGTGCGACTTAGGAAGTTGGCTGTGCCTTCTGAGTCAATATAGAACGCGCCTTGCTCGGAGAACTCTGCATTCTTTAGCGCATCAAGGGAAGTCCGAGAAGTACCAGGATCAACCTGGCAGGTTGTATCGCCGGTATCTATGGTTCGCATTGAGGCTGGCCAAGAGACTTGATCTAGAATTTTACCTATGCGTGTGCCAGTAGCTTGTCCTGCTGTAGCGCTTGCCACCGTTGTAAGGCTTGCCTGTTGCATCAGTCTGAAAGCATCTGTGCAGACAATATCTACATAGCCAGTCTCTTGGTTCTGAGGATAGGTGTACTTATATTCAGTTGTATAGCCAGAGAATAAGAAGTAGCCAACATTATTTACTGTTGCTGATACGCGCAGCTTGCGAAGCGGAGTTAGGAAACCAAAATAAGGAGATGAAGTGTTTTGAGGATTAAAGTAGGACAGAGGATCGAGGACTCTAACTATGCAACTGCCAGCCTCATAAGTATCTCGCATGATATTGCGGCCGCGCTTAATGCTGATCGAGTAAACATCTGGAGTTAAATCAACCGTTGGCTCTGGAGTAGTTGTCGCAGCTAGTGTGCCAGTACCCAGTACGCCGTATTTAGCATCGCCAATAGTAAACGGATAACCGAAAGTTGCTCCGCTGGTGAAGTCGAAGGATACGGATATTTGAGCAGGCAGGGTCATAGCGTTGCGAATGTACCTGTGCGTCTAGCAACCAGAGAACCTGCTCCGCTTAATGAACTGTTGATCAAGCCATTGCGTACTGCATCGACCAGTTCTCCCTCTGATACGACTGATCCAGCAACATTGACTATAACCGTTCCAGGTTGATTAAATCCAGCACCTAACTTGCCGCCTGGAGTTTGTGGCAGGAAGTCGCTTGGATCAAACATTCCGTTGCCGTTAGACATTGATGTGCCGGTTACTGCGGCTGTGCCGCCGCCAGTAGTTCCGCCTACTGCAATTCTCTTAACCTGAGCCTCAATCGCATTAAGGTAACTAGCCCAAGCAGAAAATGGGTTCTTAGCATCTGGCAAGTCTCTTAGATAAGCCACTAAGTCTGCCGTCAATCCTTGAGATTTAGCAAGTTGACCAGCTAGTTTAGAAGCCTCTGTTGAGTTGCCGGTAAGAATTGCTAATTGTAATTCTAAGCGAACTCTTTCCTCGTCTGTAATCTTGCCTTTAAGGGCTGCAATAACGGAAGTCTGCTGCTGATCAAATAAAGTGCCAGCCTTTTTTAGTGCATTAGCTTCTTTAGCAGCTTTGAGTTCAGCCTTTTTTGCAGCCAATAATTTAGCCTGTAAAGCATTTTCTTTTCTGTATTGATCAATACGATCCCAAGCCGCTTTTTTATTTAATTCTGTTTGGATTGACGGAATAGCGCCCATAAAGGGTGCAGACTTGCCAGCACTTTCACCCAATGCTTTAACAGCTGCAAAGTCTCCGCGGAGTATTGCTAAGAATTGACCAACTCCCACGCCGAAGTTTCTTTGAAACTTAGCAGCAGCTTGAGATAAATCTTCAATAAAACCTAATGTGTTGTCAAACCCTTTAGTTCCGCCGCCGCCTATTGCAGTTAAACCTTCCAGAAAACCTTTACCTAAAGTTTCGTTAGCATTAGCAATCGCTACATTTAGGCGATTAAACTTACCAGAATAAGTGTCTACTGCTACAGCAGCCTGACCACCAAACAGCGAGTTAATTTTTGCCTGGACTTCCTCGAACTTCATACCTTTTAGTTGTGCTTGCGTTAAGCCCAAACCGTACTTAGCAAGTGCGCGAGTCTGACCTACATAACCTTTTGATAAATCTCCTGCAACGGTTACGACATCTATTCCACTTGCGGCTGACAGATCAAGCGCTGTTTTAAGCAAAGACTGAGATTTAGCGACATCTCCAGTAGTAGTAAGTAAACGCTGAAAGGCTGGGCGCAGTTGATCATCAAGAACACCAAACTGCTTTTCGAGGTCAGCAATAAAGGTTTTAACTGCTGGATCAGCATAAGCCAAGCCTAAGTTATTTAATGATCGACTGAGAACGCGAGCTGCTTTGTCATCTGCTGCAAAAGCTTTGGCTGCATTAAATTGGGATCGAGCTAAGCGTTGAGCGGTAAATAAGCCGAGAAAAGATTTAGATAGCGTCTTAACTTGATTATTAAGTCCTATAGTTGATTTACTAGCATCGGCAAAAGCCTTTTTGCCAGAGAATACCGAGGCAATATCTATCTTTAGATCAGCCATTATTTGCCATCCGTTCTTGATCTAAACTTGCCCGCTGAGTTTTCTATTGCTTTAATAACGGCAGCAGTTACTTTGCCTTGATCTTCTGCAAATGCTTTGAAGATTACGCGACCAGTCATCTTGCGGGTCGATCTGCCAACCTGTCCTTCTTGACGCGGGCGAGCATTAACTAAGCCGCTTAAAGAATTAGCGCGGGCGATAAATTGCTTTCCAGCGTTAGGGTTAAGCGACTTGTTAACTTTGTTTGATGTATCAATATAATCGCTAAAGACTCCGCGAGTAGAAGCTTGAGATGGTTGTCCTGTCGGGTTCTTGCGACCTGCTGTCTCGTATATTGCTCCACCGGCGGAACTGTTAATAATACGAGCAAGGGATACGAAGCCACGCTTGTTAGGCTTAGACGGGCTAGTGGAGTATTTAACTCCGCGCTTGGCTTCTGTCTGATCGTATTTAGGAAAGTGGCGATAATTAGTTGTTTCTGTTGAGGAACTAGCTTTAGTCCATCCTGATAACTGCGATGCTGACGCTGGCATAAAGCCCCGAGCCTTATTTGTAATTGGCTTTAAAGCAGCCGACATTTCTTTAGTCTGTGCTTTGGCTAGATCAGGCTCAAATTGTCTTAGGGCTTTGCGAAGTTTATCAGCGCCTTTTAGTTCGACTGGCATCGCTCTGCTCCTTCGCTCTATCCTTCAGGGCTTGGATTAAAGTCCTGAACATTGTGTGATCTAACTCGATTAAAGTTTGGGGCGAGAGCCCTGTCTCTAGCGATAATCTCGCTACGAGATAGGTGAAGGACTCCCGCGTTACTCCAAAGGGTCATCATCTAGTACCTCGACTCGCGTCAATGTATCTAGAAAAGACTCCCCGAAGGGTTTTACGGTTTCACCCGAACGCCGAATTGCTTCCCAGCAGAGCCAATATACATCGGTCTGCTTTTCATCATCTCTAAAGGCTTTGTGGAAACCCTTCTTAGCATGAGCCTCGAAGGCGTACTCGATCGCCGGAGTGATCTGGTACTCGTTAACGCTTCCGTCTGCCCTTGTTACCTTTAGTTTTGCCATTTCTTTGCCCCTTAGTTAGTTATTAGGAAGTGGTGATTACTACTGTGCCGTTGACTGTCCAGGTTACTGACTGTGTACCAAGGTCTGCAACTGCGCCGTTGATGTCTGTCGTATTATTTACAAGACAGGTCATAGTATATAGAGGGTTAGTCGCTGATGTAGCTGCTGAAGTCTGCTTTAGAGTTACTGATACTGAAGTTCCCCAAGCAGCCTGAAGTGTCGCTAGAGTTTCTGATGCTGCTGTATCGTTTAGGAAGTCAATAGTTACAGATGATGCTTCCAAGCCCTTGACGAACTTGTGGCCGCTATCGCCCATTGCTGTTACTTCAAGTTCATCAAAGGTTCTGTTTAGCGTTACTGATGTTACATGGTCTGAGAGGTCAACCGCATTAACAGTAACCTGAACTCCATTATTTAGAAATACTGCCATTTTGGTTATTCCTCATCTTTCTTAGTTGCTTGTTTAGGTGCTGGTGCTGGTGTCGCAGGAGTCTGACCAATCTTGATCAGGAACTCTGCTTGTTCTTTTTCCCATTCATTCATGGTTAACTCCAACTCGTTAGAACTGAGACTTGCAGGGAGCAAGTCAGTAATGTCGCCGATGCGGCATCAAGAACGCTAGGAGCGCTCACATCTCCCACATTATAGACGATCGAAGAGGCTGCCAGTTTGTTAAACACAGCTACTAGCATCTCCTCAATTCCATTTAGGTTACCTTCATTATCAAGCAAAGGCACGAATACATTTATATTAAAATTAGCAAGCGGGGCAATCGTGTTGTAACTATTGTTATTAGGAGTTACATAAGGATCAGCCGGTGAAAGAACTACGCTGTTGGCAATAGGCGTGGCTGGTGGGAAACTAAATACTGACCAGAGTGTGTTATCGACTAGAGCTGCTGCAATAGTGGCGCGAAGTGTTGAGATCGCTGCTGTCATCGCTAACCGATCTGCGCATAAGGCGATAGATAAGGCGCGAGAAGGCCGCGAACGCGAGCCAGCAAAGTGTTAGACATTGTGAACGGGCTAGGTGCAAACCCATCAACTGTCATGCCCTGGCCGCTTGGCGCTTGGCGCGCTTGCCAGATAGCTTCGCAGATTTGCAGGGATGCTTGCTTGACGGCATCGATGGTTGTGTAATCTGCTTGAGTTGTGCCAGAAACTACCCCTAGCGGAACTACTGGATGATAACCTTGCTCGGTTGGAGTGCCTGTTACTGCAAAAGTGATCGATTGTACATCTACTGCTGTAATGGTCTTTGTGCCATTAAAAGGTGTGCCATTTTTTGTTATGACCACGCTTTCGCCAACATAAAATATATCATTTACTCGTTGATTAAAATAAAGAGTTCCCTCTGTTGTTGTGTTGCTGTGTGCAACATTGTAAGTCTCGTTAGTAAATAGGAAGGGCAACATAACATCATCTGCTGCATCGCAGACTGACTGTAGAACCGCATCTGTATAGAGTGTGCCAACGCCAAGGGCACTTCTAAGAGTTGCGACTGTTGTTACGCTCATGTGATCCTTCCTAAAGACTGGCTGGGTAGAAGGGCACTACCCAGCCAGCGACTTAATGGGTTTCTATCAGGTCTTGTTGATACCGAACGCACCCGCACCGATTTTGGTTGCGATCGCGCCGTAGCCGTACATAGCAACGAGGATTTCACCTGAAGCAATTACATCAGCGCGTAGCTGGTAAGTTGGTGATTCGTACCATGTGTAGGCAGTTGGGTTGATGATTAACATTGAATCATCTTTGTCTGTGTCATTTGCAGATGGAACATTTGCAGAGACATAGAGATCAAGACCAGCAACATTTCCACGAATGCTATCTGGGCGTACTACGCCGCCAGCGTTCTGTGGTTGTGCAGCCATGTAAATTGGGCGGCCTGAGTCATTCAATGTCATAAGGTTTGCCCATTGGCTAGTGTTAGCCAAGATATTGCGAGCGAAGCCTTGTGTGTTTGTGTAAACAGATGCAGCGCCACGAGATACGAATCCAAGCAATTCTGAAGCTGTTGGATAAGTTGTTAGTGTTGTTGCATCAGCAGTTGCGCCAGAAGCTAGTGCTGTGTAAACAGCCTTGTCTGTTGCGGCTGCGTATTGTGCTGCCATGTTGTTCATCAATTCAGTAATAAATAGTGGTGATGAACGATCAAATAGTTCGACAGAGAATTGCTGTTGTCCAGCATACTTCTTGACCGTTACTGTTACGAATGATGAAGCCTGATCTGTGTTAGATGGTGTACCGGCTTCTGCTGTCTCTGCAACTGTTGGAAGTGTTGTGATTTTTGGAATTTCGAAAGACATTCCAGCATCAGGCAATACGCCAGTTGAGATGGCATCAATCGCTGAACGAGTGTTATTAGCAAGTCCATTGATAACGGTTGTTAGTTGGCGTGTTGGGATAAGACCAGCATTGTCTGTGGTATCTGCTGCTGCGCGAACATATTCGCGAGCCTCATCTGATCCAAGTGATGCCTTGATAGTCATTTCCAATTGCTTTGGAGCTGAGAAATCAAAGCGTGGCTTTGAGTAAGCCATTGCTGTAATAGTAGGGCGAGCAGCTTCTACAGCCGCAGCTTCTACCGGTGTTGCTTCGACTGGAGGTGTTTCCACGACTGTCTCGCTTTCTGTTTTGGTTTCGGTTTCGACAGGGATAATTTCCTCTGCCGCGATCTCAAGTATTTGAGCAGACTTAAAGGCTGGCTCTGTTACTAGAGAAACTTCTTTTAATTTAGCCGCTGATACGACTGTGTGCCCATCGCGTGATGGCTTTGCTGAGATGATCTCTGCGCCAATAGATAACCCAGTTACTAAACCTTCTTGCGCCATTACTAGCGCATCGTTGCCGCTAGTTGAGCGACTTAACTTAAAGGTTGCATAGATGCCGTCTGCGCGTGTCTCGGCGGCAGTCATTCGACCAATAGGCTTCTTCATATCGTGTTGCGACAGCAACTTAATCTTGCTTACATCGCCAATCTCGATAGAGCCAGCCTCAAAGGTATAAGCGCCAAGGTTTGTGTTGCCAACCTCGCCAGTTCCGAGAGGAACGATCATGCCAGATATTTCGCGGCGATCCTCATTGCACTCGATGGATGATGCTTCTATGTATAAAGTTTCCATTATTCGCCATTCCCGTTAGGAGATAAACTTTCCATTTCCATTGCCTGTTCAGTTGTAATTAGTCCAAGAGCCAGCATCTTTTCTAGAACTAGCAGTCTTTCCATTGGTTCTGTTCTCAAAAATGTATCGTCAAGATTAAACTTCACATAATGACCGGCAGTAGAAATATCATCCATACTGAGTCTTGCCTCAATAGCAGATGCGTAAGGCTGCAAGGTTAGGGCCACCATTTGCTTGCGCTCATCCTGGACATTGGCATAAGTCATTGTGGTGTTTTGTGAAGCTGACACATAGTAAGGATCAACAGAGCAAAGTCTTGCGCATTCTGTTGCTAGGTTCTGGATCGCCTCGTTGTACATCATATCTTTAGGCGAGAATGAAGTAGGCTCATAATTTAGGGTAGAAGTTAGGTAAGCAGTAGCGTTATTAGTGCGACTGCGCTTCCAAGCAGCTAGTAGCGCTGTAATTTCAGATGGTGGCAAGTCAGCGCCAGAGTTCTTAATTATGCCGCTATTCATTGGAGTTGCAGCAGCTATAGCAGCAGCGCGTTGGACATCGAGCGCGGACTGAATAGTTCTAGCGCCTATTCCTAAGATGCCTTCATCCTTTTGGAATGTAATAAGTGATCCGAGGCCAGTCATTGGTACTGGCTTGCCATCAATGTTGTATTGCGTAACGAAATTAGTTGCTGGGTCAGTAATAAAACCAACCTTTGTGTTAGCAACCCAGTTAGCGCGAGCCATGCGGCCATCCTCGGCATAAACTTCTGTAATCTGCCAAAAGGCTTGGCCGTACATAAGCAACGAGTCAAGTGTGAAATAAAGAGTCTCAAATAATGGCTGATGCTTGGAAGGTTGCTCAACCCATCGAGGCGCAGCAATTTTTTCGCCGGTTGACTTCTTGTAATACTCTAAAGGAACTGAAGCAAGAGTTCCTGCAATTAGATCGCGGCATCGTTTAATGGCTGGAACGCCAAGTGCTTGCTGGCGAGATACTAACGCAGGAAAATAATTGTTGTAGCCGTAAAAACTGTCGGCCATAATCTGAGGCGCTTCTTGCGCTTGTATAACTTGTGGCTTACGCGAGAATATACCCATAGGCCGTAATTATACACTAGATGTAGGTCATTCTGCGTAGATAGCCGCTATCTGTTGTGGTTTCATTAACATTGATACAACCATTGCCAAACTTATAGGCGCAGAAATATCTCCAGCAGACTTTCGCTTAACTATTCGCCAAGCAGCATCATTGACTTTAGCTGCGCAATTATTCATTTGCTGGATTAAGTTAGCCTGGCCATTGTGAACTACCTTGTGGCTAATCAGGCCATTGAGTAAATCTCCGCAAGCCTGATAGAACTGCTGGCCAGATACATCCTGAGTAATGCAACCAGCATTAGTCAATCTTTCCGCAATAGAGGCCGTTGCATACTTGTCAAAGCAGATTTGTCGCGGCCTGTACTGATCAGCCCAACCTTTAATGTCAGCTGCAATTCTAAGATCATCGACTGAGACTGCGCTTTCCCAAGTCTGCAAGATGCCTACTCCTATTCGCCCATCGGGGAGTAATTGTCCGGCAACTAGCGAAGCATTGCGACGAGAAGGCGATACATCAAAGCCAAAGACTGTGTAGCCGCCAGGTGGTATCTGCAATTCGCTATCGCTTGTCTCCTCAAGTATTCCATGCGGCCAAGGGCTGCTTAGGGAGTCGATCCATTGGCAGAGCAGCTCTGTTCGAGTATTTTCTATAGGAGAAGTAGCAACTGACTCCTCTAGCGTTTCTTTTGTTACTAAATAGCCAAGTGCAGGGTTAGCGAGTGCCCAGGCTTTAGGATCATCGATCTTGCAGTATTGGGGAGCGCTGTACTCGTAATAACCGAAAGACTTTGGCGGATTATCTAAGGCTCGTTCTCGCAGCTGGTTAAGTACTGCGCTAAAGGCATCTCCAGCGTTAGAAGTTAGGAAAGTGTGCGCATTAGCCCTAGCGCGAGTTACCGGCATCGCTGCTCGATAGCCATCCTCTGACCATTCTCGGATTTCATCGAGAAATAGCGCATCGGCCGATCGACCACGAGCGCCGTCTCTAGTAGCTGCAACTACATCGAGTCTGCGGCCGTCTTTCATCTCGATCGACTCAGTACCGTTGGCATATCTAATCTGTTTGACTAGCTGCATCAAGTTCTCGTTACTCTCAAAGACTGTGGCCACTTGCCTAAAGGTATCTAAGGCCATCGATCGATTAGACGAGGCAATAATAATATTGCGGCTATCCCACTTGATGAGATGAGCCAAGATAAGCATTCTTGTTAAATGCGTCTTTCCATTCTGCCTAGCAACTAGGATCAGGTTGGTTTTGCGAACCCAGTTTCCTTTAGCATCAATTCTGAGCATATCTCGCAACACGAACTCCTGCCAAGGCAGTAAAGGTATCTCGATCAGGTTTGCTAACTCAATTACATCATCAATTTTAGATTTGCCCTTGAGATATGGGCTGTGAAGCCTTGGTTCT